CGATGATACCCCGCAAGGTGGCGGTGATGATAGCGACACGGGCGGCGGTGATGATGACGATGCCCCGCAAGGTGGCGGCGGTGATCCTTTCGCCGACGATACCGGAACCGGCGTTGTGATCGACGCTGAAGGTGACGATGGCGAACCCCTTGATGCCCAAGAGATTGCGGCGATGGAGCGGGAGCTTATGGCTGACGTTCAAAACGCTGCGCAGATCGCCAAGGCACAAGGCAAATTGCCCGGTTCCCTTGCCGCATACGTTGACGATCTGCGTGACGCCAAGGTTGATTGGCGTCACGAGCTTGCCCGTTTTCTGGGTAAGGGTTCCGACCACCGCTACGATTGGCGGCGTGCCGACAAGAAATGGGTACAGCGCGGTATCTTTGCGCCGCGCCGCATACGTGAGGGCGTCGGTCATATCGTGATCGCCGTCGATACCAGCGCCAGCGTATCTCAAGATGAGTATGCTGCATTGATGTCGGAGGCCAAGTCAGTATGCCAGGACGTGGACGCCGAACAGGTCACCGTGATCTATTGCGACACGCGCATCGCCCACGTTGACGAGTACGATGACCCGGCCTCGATTGATCAGCAAGACCTTGGCCGGTACGGCGGCGGCGGTACCGACTTCCGACCGCCATTCGATTACGTTTATGAGAACGAAATCGAGGTCGACTCGTTTATCTATCTGACCGACCTCGAATGTTCGATGCCTGATGAGCCAGACTATCCGGTGCTTTGGGTATCGACCACCTCTCGCACCGCCGATTTCGGCAAGACCATTCACCTCAACTAAACAGGGAGCGGGGGGCCGCAAGGCTCCCCGTATTATCACCATGGATTACAATGAATATCAAAAGAACAAGGCTGGTCTGGATGCCTTGTGCCTGTTTATTCAGGAGCACTCCACCAGAAAGGTAAGTCCGTTTGCGCCAATGCCAGATGGCGACTCCATCCTCGACTCTGACGATGACCTGAGAACGTACACCGCACGCAGCTACCTCGAAAAGATCAGCGGCGATTTCGAGTTGCAGGAATTCGACAAGGCCTTGTCCGGTTATCACCAGATGATCAGGCATTATCGCCGCCAATCTCGTTTCCACACCACCATCAATCAGACACGCCGGGGTGTGCATCTTGAGCCAGTGTTCCGCACGTTTCTTGGACGCTGGGAAAAGCGCATGCGTATGATCCGCAACTGTACGTTGGGCAAGTGGCGGGACCGAGTGAAGTTTAATAGCTTCACGATGGCTGGCATCGGTTCGGATTCAGCAATAGACTTCCCGACCTCAGAGGACTCGTCTGGCCTTTCAAAAACAGGCTTCCCCATGGGGGACCGCCCGGCGTTTGCTTTTGACCACGAAAAGTACGGCTCCGAATCTAGAGTTCAAGTCCAAGTCACTTCTAATTTCTTCACCCACGTTATGCCCCTGTTTGGCAATCGGCTGATAAATTGGAAAGATTTATCGGCTCAGAAAGGTGATACGTTTAATGAGGGCCACGGTTTGAGGCCACCGTTTCTCGAAAAGGTTTCAGAAAAGGCAACCGGTGGATCAACCTATCAGTACCTTGTCCTCGCAGCAGAGGACGTGATGACTGAGATCGACGGGGAACCGACTGATCACGGGATCAAGATCGTGTGCTTTCATGCGCTTGAGACGTATGGCCGTGACGGTACGACCTCGTATGACAACCGTTCGTTCGAGCCTGTGAAACGATACCTCGCTTTCACGGGTGACTACGTGAACCCCAATAAGATGCACGGTACAGGCACCAGCGCAAAGCGTGCCTACTCCCTACTGAGAAACCGCATCGCCCGCAACATGATGAAACAGTTATGAGCGTGGAAAGCAACTGGCGGGAGGCGGCTATTCACGTAGCCGCTAACCCCCACCTGTACACCAAGGGCCAGAGGTATTTGGCGTGGTGTTACCTCTATGAATCCAAGACCGGTCACCCGGTTCGTCAAACCCAACTGCCCGATTGTTACGGAGCAGTCCAGAACAAGGAACAACGCCAATGAAAAGGTATTACGTTAGGACGCAAGACGAATCTTTCCATGGAGCAAAGAAGCATCTTTACATCCACGCCTATAGCGAAGAACAAATCCGCGAGATGTTCAGGGAATACGAGATAATTTCTGTGGAAGAAAATTCTCTGGATGAGGAACCCGAAACGCTACCCGAAACGCTACCCGAAACGCTACCCGACACGCTATGGGTATACGATTTGGCAAGATTTGTTGAGGTCCATGCACCGACTGAGGATGAGGCGCGTGCAGAGATTGACAGGCTCGAAAGCCGAACGGGTTTTGAGTTTCAGTTGGCTAGAAATTGGGACGAATATCAAGAAGAGTATGAGCAACAGCGTGATGATCGCGACTTAGGCGAGTACGGTCCAGACGGCTATGGCGACGGTTTAGAAGATTGGGGGTCGAAATGACCTGTAAACATGAAGGAGAAGAGGAGGTGCAATGAAGCCTAAATACTACACCGGTCACGTCGGTGACGAGCTATGGCCTAGCTGCGGCTGCGGCAAGCGCACCGTCGAGGCCAGCGTTGGGTACAAATGGGTGAGGGCACGGGAAGCCGTGCGTTGGCCGACCAACTGCAAGAAACTATCCCGCAAGGTGTGGGATAGCATGAAGATGGCTGAGGTGGATAAGCCCGGCTATTTGAAGTGACGGAGTGCAGGGGGGGAACCCAAGACCAATCAGATTAAACCCCCCCTGCCCCACTTCTCACGGCTCATTCCGCGAGAAGATTCGGAAGCGGGTTCCAGCCATACCGCTCCGCAAAGAAATCCCCCACGATTTCTAATCCCCTTGTGATCCTCCTGATCGCAAGCATGTCGGCCACTGGCCTGTCCTCTAGCAGGACCCCAAGGATCAAGTCCTTGATCCTATCCCCCCCCTTATCTTTAAGATGCCTAATAACTTTCACCGCCTCTGCGTATGCTGCGGCTTGCCGCTCTGATATGCTGCGCTCCCCACCAGATAGGTTCCCGTTCCAGTTGGACCCCGCCACCCCGATCATCTTTGCGCGATGGAGAATCCCCAGGAGTTCCTCTCCCACTTGGTGGTGGTGTGGCGTGATCCGCTTCATCATCAGCAACCGATCAAGCTGGGTCACGTCCACTCGGCGGAACCTTATATCCCCCGCTGCTGTGGAGGCGTCCTCTACAACAAACTCCCCATGCGCTACCGACTCAGGTGTCGGACCAATGCTGGATTGCTTGGACTTCCGTTTGCTCTTCATAATAACACCCCGATGGTACGTCGAAATCTAGGACACGCTCACCCTGAGAGCCAAGCCAGCGGTACCTCATTTTCCAACATATAATTTTCACACGCTCACGGTTCTGGTGTTGGTCAGCGAACCGCGCCACCGTCAATCCAACGTCGGCAAAGTTGAACCAGTGTGCCGAACCGCTGAGGTCATACCCCTTGGGTATTGGCGTGGCCCCCTCCTCCCTCCGCATCTTGGCAGGGTGCGCGACAAACCAGACGTGAATATCGTGCAGCTTGGCGAACATCCTCACGTCCGTAAGCATATCGCTGATCTGCTGCGTCTCACTCTTCGACTTGTCAGGGAGCGCAAGATAAGAAAAGGGATCTATGATCAGCCCCCTCACCCCCATCCTTTGCACGGCCCCCGATGCCCGGTCCAAAACGCTGGCAAGCGTGGCCTTCTCCCCATCATTGTTGTCAATGAAACAAAAATGATCCTTCACAAACGCCTTCGACTCTTGAAGCAACCGCTCATCAAGCCTTGGTGTGGGGCCAGAGAAGAACGGCTTGCCGCTATACTTTTCAATCAACTGAGTAATGTGAGTGGATGGATCATTCTCAAACGAGCAGATTGCAAACTTCCAATCCTTGGCCTTGGCTAGGTTCACCATGACATGATCAAGGAAGCTGGACTTGCCGCTCGACGGGATGCCCGTGACCACCGTGACCATGCCCGTCTTGACCGTGTAAATCTCATCAACCGATGGGAACCCCGTGGTCTCCCCCTTGACAACCCCCTCCCGATAGAGCCTGTCCACCTCGTCATCGTAATGATCGGCGCTGTTGAGGCCTGACAAAGGATATGGTGTGGCGCTCTCCACAGCATCCCTGAGAACCTCAGGCCCGTGCTTCACAAGAACATCATTGGCATCCTTGCAATCATTCGGCCACTCGACCAGCCAGCATTTGGCCTTACCGATTCGCCTTGCGAGTTCCTCTGCCAAGGCTGCACCGGACTGATCCCCATCAACTGCAAGAACCACCTTGTCCATGCGAGCAAAAAGATCACGAGCATTCCAGACATAGCTGAACTTCTTATCCTCGCTGGGGTCAACCTTGTTCTCTGATATTTTTTGCGGCGCACCATTCGGCACCGACACGCTGGCAATGGACGCCGACCAAAGCGAGAGTGCATCCACCTCCCCTTCGCATACTGTCAACGTAGTCTCCCCGTTGATCAGGTGCTGACCGAACAGCGTCGATGCGCCGCCGCCATCTTGGGTGTGCGCCTTGTCAGTTACAGCCCGAAACTTGGTGGCATATATTTCCCCGTCTTCAAAATACGGAAACCCAATTGCTTCGACTGACTTCTCTAGCTTCGGAAAGAACTTCTGAGTGCTGAATACCCCAAACTTTTCAAGCACCTGCGTGTCGATCTTCCGGCTTGCTGTGAGGTACTCCCTGCTAACCCTGCCTAGCTTGCCGTCCTCAGCAACCTGACGTGCCTCTCGACTGAGGCGTGGGCGTGGTGGTGTGGTGGTGAGGGGGGCGCACCCGTTGATACCGCAGTGCTTGCAATCATATATCAGTCGATCACTCTTGATCAGGACCGACAGAACCGGCTCACGCTGGTTCCTTCCCTTCCGCTTATGGCTACAGGATGGACAGGTGATTCTAATATTTTGATTGAGCTTCGATTGGAATGGTAGTGTACGTGAAATAATTTCTTCATTGAGTCCCATGGTGTACCTCTCTCAACTTCCCACTTGCCATTTAGCACACCATAGTTTAAGGATCAACTTATTCCATGGTGAGGGCTGGCGACAGGAGCAACCCTTGATCCTCCGAGGTCTGTCGCTGGCCCCCCTCTTAGGTCCTCTTTTATTTTTTCCATCCAAAATTTTCGTTGGGCTGGGCTGCGGCGGGCGAGATCCACAATGGTCTTGCGCAGAACCTGAGGATCACACCCCAACAAAAAGCATATGTCCTCGCAATGGCTTGACTTGAACCAAGCAACTGCCTCAGCCATCTCTCTGGTGGTGCGAGATCGCGCAACGTCATTGATTGCGAGAAGTAAAACCTCCCCCCACAATCGGCTTTCACCGCGCATTGATTTCGATCTCCACACGGGGGTTGTCCCGGTCCAGCCCCCAGCAGATATGTTTCTCTTTGATTTGCCTGTCGTTCCTGTAGATCAGGTCTTGCATTGCATCCAGCACCACCGATTCGTCCAAGTCTGGGCGGCGTGTTGCGTAATAAATTGTCATGTCGATCTTGAGGTCGCCTTCCAACAATGGGTCAAGGCGAGGGCACTGCATTTGAAAGGTCCTCACATAATTGAGTGCCTTCGCTGATTTGATCACCCGTGGGCGTGAACCGTTGAAAACAATACGGCGACTGTTGGACTTCGATGCGGGTTCTCCTAAGGCTGTAAATTTAATGGTTGACATTCCGAACAGACCATCCTATTTCTGCCTACGGGAGAAGAGAGATGAAGATTACTAACAAAAAGAACTTGCCGTCCACTATAGCCGACGCGCTGCGGGTATCGCAAGGCCGGTACTCTAAAGGCGATGCGTGGATGAGCGTGACGGGCTTACAGAAGCCACCTCGTATTGCCTTGCTGACCAAGAAGCATTGGAAGGATTTAGAAGAGGACGTGTCGGATTCCT